CAAGGAACCGTGGCACCTGCCGGCTCAACCACAGGTCTTATGTCAGGTATTAGACAGGACCAAAGACAGGCTAGACAAGATTTAAGAGCTCAACAAAAGGATGTTAGACAAGACATTAGACAGGCTAAACAAGACATTAGACAAGACGCGAGAGCTGAAAGACAAGATGTGAGACAAGATGCTAGGGACGCAAGACAGGCTGAAAGACAAGAAAATCAGGCTGAAAGACAGGCTCAAAGAGAACTTGCACGTACTCAAAGACAAGCTGAAAGAGCGGCTAAAAAAGAAGCAAGACAAGAAAAGAGAGATATGAAACAACTCCAATCTGAGATTGCTGACTTACAAAAAGTAATGGGTATTTTACAACAAGCAGATAAAAGTCGTAAGGCTGTAAATCCACAAGATAGTACATACACACAGTTAATTACAACTTATCAGACTGCAATTGCAAACTTACAGGCTAATCTACAATCAATGGGTAGTGGGGCACAACAAGGTCAAGGTGAACCTCAATACAAAGACGATTCTTTTAAAACAAAATAACTTATTAATTTTATAAAAATAAAAAACCCCTCAATGAGGGGTTTTTTCATTAATGTAAGTTTAATTAATTAACTGAAACAACTTCCAAATCAAAGATAAGTTTTTTACCTGCCAATGGATGGTTCATATCCAAAACGACAGTTGACTCTTTAATTTCTTTAACTGTAACCTGAACAGGGCCAAATTGATTTTGTCCTTGTAACATATCACCTGGTTTAACACCTTCAGGAACTTGGTCGATTGGTACTTCAGAGACGAATTGTGGATTAACTTCACCATAAGCATCTTCTGGTTCAAGTTCAATTGTTTTCTTCTCACCTGCGGACATCCCCATAAGACCATTCTCAAAACCGACAATTAACTGCCCTTCTCCCAATTTTGCAGTTAAAGGTGTACGTCCTTCTTGTAAAGAGGAGTCGAAAATTGTGCCGTCTTCGAGTCGGCCAGTGTAATTTACGGAAACACTACTACCATTTGCAATTTGTGTCATTTTTTGTAATTTTTATTAATTATACTAAACATTTTCCAATATATCAATAAGCCACTCAGGTTTATAACCATTTTTCCATACAGCAAATTTCATTTTTTCTCCACGGTAGTAGTTTCTATATGATTCAACTACATCACTTACTTTATATTCATCGGGCATTGCCTTTGGCGGCTCGGTAAAACCTATGTCTTTAATTTTTGGTTTATTAATTAGACACCACTCAATCACATCCTGTGATTTATGACGTTTTCCGTACCTATTAGTGTATTCTTTACAAAGAGCGAGCCCAAGTTCACAAAGATAAAGATAGTTGCTTAATGAGGACCTGGTCCATATTGAACAGGGGTGGTTCTTATGTGATAACTTGTAAGGTACTTGGGGGGTGACTTGGGGGGTCATATGATGAGCACCACACAATAACTGAGCGGTTTCAAGAATCATCTTAACCACATGTTTGTCACAGTGGTCCTTAGCGCATTTATTTACGTCCCAATCTAGAAAAAATATGTTCATAGGTGCAAAATTAATAATTTTTGTTGTATTTATAAAAAAAAAGTTTGTTTTCATGGGTGAAATTTTAAATGAAGAATTGATTAGAATGAAATATCTTTTTGAACATCAAAGAGGTGTCGTCATTTCTGAACAATCTGGGTACAAGTACAATCCAAAACTTCCAATTAGAAAGAATGTTGAATTAGCTGGAGGTGATTGGCTATCTGTAAAAAATGAATTTAATTCATCAGGGACTGCCGCTGATAATATGAACATTTCTAATGCAATGAAAGACGGATGGTTACCCGGACAACCAGTACCTGAAAAATATAAAATCAAAAGCACTTATACACCACCTACCGATTGGTTCACAGCAACCTCAAGTAGTGCTCAAGGAGTTTTTGACCAATTAGCCGAAGGAAAAGATAAAATGAATGGAAAAACATTTAATACTTTTGGTTTTTTTGAAAATAAAGGTAGAGTTGATGGAGTTGCATCAAATTTACCGATGAACGAACTTATTACTAAGTCAAAAGAATTTGGAGCCGTTCAAAATTTTGACTCGTATACTTACCCGCAGATGCCTAAAGGAGGATTTGTTGCTGGATATATTGGTAATTTCGGATTTAAAATGACGGATATTCCTAGCGATTCACAAGATTCAGGAGATAAAGAAATACAAAATAAAACAGAACAACCTGTACAATCTGAACAACCTGAACAATCTGAAATTGATATAATGATTAATGATTGGTGTGAGGCTAATGAATTATTGGCTGATGAGGAATGTTATCCTGTAAGAAATTTGGAATATAATCAAGCGAGAAGACAATCCTCAGTAAACGCAACTAAGGCCGAACATCCTTACAAAAGGGATGAATTTTGGGATGAGTCAACAAAAACATATATTGCAATTTATGGATTAAGAAGTAGAAGTATAAAACAACTTAAACAAAGAAATAAATTAAAAATGTCCGGCTCAAAACCTACAAAAGATATGGAAGAGCCGGTTACACCTACAAAAGATATGGAAGTTAAACAACCTTCTGTATTAGACCCAGGTGTTAATATGACTTAAAATAAAATAAAATAAAAATAGAATATGAAACAATTATTTAAAATAGACGAATCAGAAAAAAGAAGAATCATTGAGATGCATGAAAATGCAACCAAGAGAAATTATTTAAGCGAGCAGGGTCAAGCAACTGCGCCGGCAGCAACAACTCAAACAGCCTCACAAAGAGAGCCATTCACCTCGGCAAATGGAGTTAAATATAAATTACCCATAATTACTAGTGACGAAGATGTTAACAAATTTATAACCATAAACGATGGTACAATTGATAGTAGTTTTTTAGCAAGTTTAGGAATTAAAGGATTACCAGCGGCACCAACTGAAGCGGGTCAGCCTAATTTTACTACTACAGTTTATCGTTTATTAAGAAGTTACGTTGACGCGGCGGCTCAATTAGTTGGGCAAAATAAAATGTTGTGTGATGGATTTAAAAATATTGCCGCTTTAGATAGGGTGGCTACAAAAAATGAAGATTATAGTACGTTGTTTCAAAATTTGGGAGGAGGAAAAATTGACTTGGGAAAAACTATTTTCTACAATGCGGTTACTAAAGTTTTACAAACACAGATTAATAAATTGAATGGATGTCAATCCTAAAAATATAACTTTTGTAAATTAAAAAAGGGGACATTAGTCCCCTTTTTTTATTTAATACTAACTGAAAAGTCTTCTTCTTTGGCAAATCTACCCTCGACTTGACTAGGTAGGTCAAAATACTCAATCAAAAAGATTTTTTCATTAGTATCGGTTTTGTCAGTAATCATGTACTTAGTACCGAGTTCAGTAGTAACATTAAGTTCATTACCATTTTTTTTTAATTCTGTAATTTTACATGTAAAAACCCAATCAGTGTAGAGAGGTTTCATAGTAAAAACTTTTTTATCCAAATCAAAAATATATTTACAATCACCGTTACCAAAATATCTGTGGTCCACAAGATTTTTTTCTTGGCATTCTTGTAGAGTCATATTATTTGGACGAAAGTAAACTTGTAATCCTTTTGTTGATACGGTAACTACTTGAGAATGTGAAACAATAGTCAAAAGAAAAAAGGAAACGGCGAGAATTGTATTTTTCATAGTGTTTATTATTTAGAATACAAATATATGGTAAAGTTACTCACCGCTCCAAATTTTTTTTAAATTTCTTGTAATTGTTCTTGTTTCATAAGTTCATATGCTCTTGCAAGACGAGTCATCCCAATTCCACCACCATAACGAGGGAAGAATTCAAATGATAAAAATTCCTCAAGTTCCTTTTCAACTCTCTCCTTTCCAAAAAGTTCAAATAATTTAGCCGAATACCCACCATTTTCAATTGTATAAAACATCTCTCTCATTTTTTCAACATCACAACTTCTTTCAGCAGACCCAATGGTTTCTTGACCATACATAATAACGTCAACTTTATTGAAGATTCCATTTGTTCCGTGTTGCATATTCCAAAATGGATTGGTTCTTAGGGGGAAATGTTGTAGTGATACAACTGAACCTTTTTCTTTCCACATTTTTTGTTCATGCTCATCCTCAAGTATTGAAACTCCACCATATTCGGCACAAACTCCTTCGTAAGTTGTATTAACTGGTTCATCGAACCCAAGATACTCAAGTAATTCTTCTTCAAGCTTCAATAAGTCTTTCATTGTCCCTTTTGATTCAAATTCAAACATTGGGAAGATTAATTCGTGTCGACCTGGGATTGGATTTTTTTCTTGTCTATATGATGTTGATATACAATATACTCCTTCCCACTCAGGGTTTTTAAGTAATTCGTATTCTAACCACATTTGACCTGTTTGTGGTAATGGCCAAACCTCTCCTTTGTATTCAAATGTTGTAATTGAATGTGGATTTTCACATGCTGCTAAAATTGACAGCCTTGATTGTGTTGGAACTTCTTTAAATCCTTTTGATTGGAAGAATGTTCTCATTTTTTGAACTAACTCGTTGTAAACTTTTGTGTTTTTCATTTTTTTTTATTTAATTTATTTACGGTTTATTTATGAACAGGGCAAAAAAAATCCTGACAAATGTCAGGATTACAATGAAAATAAAATATTATAATTTATTCGCAATTTTCTTTTCTCTTTTTTCATTTTCATTAATTTTAAATATATCTATTTTTAAAAAAGTAATCAATAGTATCATAATATTTATATAAAAAGTTTTTGTATGAGAAATCTTCTTACTGAAGTAGAAAGAATAAGAGAAATGATTGGGTTGCCTGTTAATGAAATGGCAAAACCTAGTGAGCAATATATAAAGTCAATTCAAACAATTTTAAATGCCAATAATTTACTTAAAAAGGAGGCTGAGTTACTTCTTAATCAGATTATTGAACTTGCCGATGACCAAATTATCAATTTTGATTTACTAGAACATGGAGTTAGAAATACATTACTTAAAAAAGGAGATAAATATAATTCAATTGTTAAGTATTTTGAAAAGGTTTTGAGTTCTTTAAAGGATAGAGAACCTGATTCCTATGAAATTGAGCCCGAGCAAGATGATTATAGTTTTGAACCTGAGGAACCATCAATTCTAAAGAAAAAAATATTTAGAAAAGAATTATATTACTTACAAGTAGAGCTCCTAAAACTACAAGAATGGCTAATTGAGACAGGTAAAACAGTTATTATTGTATTTGAAGGTAGGGACTCGGCTGGAAAAGGGTCCACGATTAAAAAATTCACAGAAAACTTAAATCCAAGATATTATAACATTATTGCTCTTGGTATTCCATCACCTGAGGAGAGACAGGACTGGTTCGGTAGATACAAAAAACATATTAAACCTGGTATGATTAACTTTTTTGACAGAAGTTGGTATAATCGAGGTCTTGTTGAACCTGTTATGGGTTACGGTACTGAAGAAGAGTATGAAAATTTTATGGAGAACGTTGAAAACTTTGAAAATGAGTTAGTTGAACAAGGAGATTACCTGTTTAAACTATGGTTTTCGATTGACAAGGAAACACAATCAAGAAGATTTGAAATGAGACAAAAATCTCCTCTCAAATACTGGAAATATTCTCCAAATGACGCAAAGATGCAAGATATGTGGGAAAGGTTCACAGAATTTAAACAAAGACTATTCGATAAGACATCAACAATGAACCATCCTTGGATTGTTTTAGACGCTAATGATAAAAAAGTATCGGGGTTGAATGCCATTAGATATGTGTTACAAACCATCCCTTACGAAAATAAAAATGAAGAGTTATTGGATAAGGAATTCCCTGAAGCAATGACCGTTTTAAGACCTGAATCAAATGAAGACAATTAATATTTTACAAAAAATCTTAATGGAGCAGACAGTTGAGCCAATTGAACCTGAAAAGATAGATATTACTGCACCAGCATCAAGTACCTATGTTGCAACTCAAGGGGAACCTAAGATTGCAATAGATTTAGATGATGAACAAAAAGTAGATTTCAATAAAGACAATTTGGATTCAGTTATTTCTTGTTCAGGGTATGGACCAAACACTTCTGAATTTAAGTTAGCTAAGATTATTGCAAATAAAGAAGGATGGGTTAAAAATATGAATAATGGTAAAGGTAGTAGAAGTTATAGAAATAATAATCCTGGTAATTTAGATTATTATGATGGATTAAAATCAATAGATAGTAAAGCAACAAAAGAAACCAAATTAGATGGCTCAACCGGTAGATTTGCAAAATTTAGTTCTCCTTGTTTAGGTGCAAAAGCACTAATTGAGGAAAAAATAATAAAGTGGTCAAATGGTAATATGCCTGACTATGGCTCAGCACCAGGATATGATAAGGGAGAAATCCCAACACTTAAACAATTTATGTATACTTATGCTCCACCAAATGAAAATGATACGACAAAATATATTAATGATATTTTAAAATCGTTAGGTAATGCGGAATTTACACCTGATACATCAATGGCTAAAATTATTAAAATATAAAATACTCAATATTTATAAAATATGGGAAAAGAAATTAAACTTACAGAAAGTCAATTAGATAAAGTCGTTAAAAGACTTATGAATGAAAATGCTCGTTATGTTATGTCATTCGATGAGTTTATGAAACATAAAAATAAAGACCAACAATATACTTGTGGATATCAAAATTTATGTTTTTTAGTACATGACGGAAATTACCAAATAGACTTAGGTGAAAAATTCCACGAAAAACACAAAATCCCAAATGGGGTTGGTGGAACTATCTATCACGATGGAAATAACGTTTATTTCTGTCCTAATTTTGGTGATGACAGACCACAGAGAACAATTCAGGTTTTCTAAACTTCCATTTCAAGAACTCTGAATCTATGATTCTCTTCCGTATTCCAAGAGTGGTTTACTGTTCTTGTTTTATCGGACAAGTTAAAAACAATATTTCCTTGGGAACCCTCATTTATTTCCCAACCACCAAAATTACTTAAAGCATCATAACACAAATCCTCAAGAAAGGCAGGAGTATTTTCTCGTTCACCATCGACTGACATATCTCCATCAACATATCCACTATCACCACCACCATTGTAAGTACAAATTATTTCTGATACCCCTCTATCGGTATATTCTTTGAAAATATCCATATCATCAATATCACTTTCATCAAGTGCTTCTTCCTCATCAGGGGTTGAATAATTACATTCAACAATAATTTTTTTGGTGGTTGCGTCAAAAATAAGGTCTACACTAAAAAATTCTACATCATTTTCGCCGGAATGAAAGTTATCTTCAAATTCATCCGTATCTACTTTATCAAAAATCTTTTCTATAATTGGTTCTACGGGAGGGAACTTTGGAATTACTCTTCCATTGTCACCATACATCCCACCAACATATGATGGGTTCCCCCATTCAAAATTAGCGTCAATTGATGCGGTGTCGGCTCCATTACTTTTAATGTATACAAAAAATTGTTTGATTATTTTTCTTTCTTCGGGTGATAGTTCTAAATTCATAACAATAAATATTATTCTTCTTTTAATTTTTTGGTTCTCATCATCCAAATGGGTCTTTCATTCTTTTCTATTGCGGTCAACCACTCCTTTGCTGTTGGGACATACCCATTTAGGTCTTCTCTAACGTGTTGCTCTCCAACATATCTTGTGTAAACAACTTTTCCGTCAGAGTTAATAAATGACTGACCAAAAATTCTCTCCATTTCAAATATTCCTTCTGAATGATGACGAAACATTCTATGACTCGAATAACAAACCCATCCTTTTGTCTCGTCAATCCAATTATGCATGGGTAAATAATCCTCAACTTTTCCACCCCAGATTTTAACTGAGGATTCTGCGTGTTCAATTGGGTGAGACATTTTCTATTTGTTTTATTGATGATGTTATTTGTAATTCTTTACCTAATGCAAATAATCTAAAAGAATCCATTACAAGTTGCTCAAGAGCAAAAGGAAATAAATCAAGATGCTTATTAACATCTTCAACATAAAGTGTAACGGAACAAGAGAAGAATTTCCCGTTTGTTGAATATGTAAAATTTTCGACAATAACTTTTGAGTTCTCTCCAAATAATTCATTTAGTTCTCGTTTATGAACTTTATTTATTGTTGTCTGAATATGAGTTTTCAAGTTTCAAATCCATTTTAAATAAATTTATTCTTTTATTAACAATAATCTTAACGTAATGTTTTATATCCTTTTTTAACTTATCAAAATTTATTTCTTTTGATTCTTTGAATATTGGTGCTAAAAGGAAAGTTTGGGATATTGTATTATGATTAATAAATAATTCTTGTAACGATTCAGTTAAATTAAATTTAGTTTTAAATTCATCATTATTACAGACTATTTGTAGACCAACATCAATTCTACCATCTTTAACTTCTAATATATCTTCCACATCAATTCTTTTTATTAAAAGATAGTCTGGAACAACATATTTATTTAAGTGGTATTCGAGTAGAATTTTCCTATCCATTACATATGAATTATAACCAAGAATATTTAAAATATCAAACAGTTTTTAAAGGTACTCTTAAACGTAAGTATAAAAGTATAGTTGATGTAGACGTGGACCCTGAAGCTTTTGAGGAAATTATGGAAAGTGGTAAAGATTTTCCTTGGAAAACTTTGGGTGTGACAATTAAATGGAAAGTAAGGGTTGCTCTTGAAAATGACGAGACATTAAGTAATTTATCTTCGCTCGGACAGGATTTGTTTTACTCTATGTTTAAAATAAAGGGCGTTGTGCCGTGGATTAATCTAGATACAAGTTATGAAAATTAATATTAAAAATAACAGTACTGACAAACCGATGAAAATTCAGATTTTAAGGAATTTTCTTGTTTTTTGCCAAGAATTTTCACCATTAAAAAAAAGTATAAATATTGTTTTTGTTGATAGAACCGATACTCCCATCTACGAAGGAATGTATTTAATCGAAACAAAAAATTATACACCTATTGAATTAGTGAATAAAATTTCTCAAATTTGGGTAGACGAGTTCTCCAAACAGAGAAAAATACCTTGTACTGAAAAAGAGGTTTCTGTTATGTCAAACACGTTTATTAGTAGAAATCCTAACTTAAACTCAATATTGTGAACGAACATTATATTAAGATAAATAAGTGTATTAACTCTTCAAAAACAAAAACTCAATTCGAGTCATGCGAAAAATTAATAACTAATTTTAAAAAATTATTTTTTAATAAAAGAGGGAAAGACTGTGAATATACCAAAAAGTTGGTAAAAAATATGTCTGACAATCTATCATCCACAAAAAGCAAAGTTTTAGGATATTTATAACTTGATGGCGTCAAAATTAGAAAATTTACCTGATAAAGTTTTACATAGATTAATCAATCCTCTTTTGGAGGGATATAATAGTCCTATTGGTTATGTTAGGGATTTACTTGATGATAGTGATTCTGAAAGAGAAACACTAGAGGATAAATTTAAGCCGACAGGTTTAGTTGATGACATTTTTGAAGACGCTGATTTTATCGCTGCTCTATGTAAAGAAAATTGGGATGTCTTTAAAAGTACTGAACCATTAACTCAACCACTTAAAAGGCCAAAATTTGGTAACTATAAAGTTGAAGTTAGAGTTAGTATTAATAAATACGCAAGTGAATGGTGGAACATAAATTCTGAGTCTTATAGTAGAGATAATTGTGAAATTATTAGTCGAACCAAAATGTCAAATGGAGAACTTGAGTATTGGGAAGGTGAGATGGTTGATGAGGATATTCACGATTCAGAAACTAACGATGTTGAAATTTACGATGTTAGTTTTATACACGAATCAAAAAATAAAAAACCCCTTGTGGAAGGGGTTTCTAATATTATCGAAAGTAAGAGTCTCGATGATTTATTTAAGATGAGACATCTAATCGAAGAAGAGATTTTACTCAGGCTTAAAAAATAAGTTTTTCATTGTAAGTTTAGGAGGTTTTACATCTAATATAATTGCCACTTCGGCAACTATAACGATTGCCGCTACAGGAACCCAAGCTCCAGTTGCGGCACCAACAACTGCTCCGGCAATTAAAATACCTTCACCAATAGCCGCCCTTCTCCAAGTTTTTTTTCTTACAGTTTCAGTGGCAAGACTATCCCTAGCATCCTGTTTTAATTTTGCCTCATTTAATGCGTTATCTCTTTGGAGTTTTGCCTCGTCCTCAAGTTTATTGTACTGGTCGTAAAGTCCAAAAAATGCCTCACGAGATAACATTAATGCCTCGGTGCAATTATCTGCATATCGAAACATCGAATCTAAATTACTCTTGTATATCTCTTTGTACTCGAAGGTCTTTAATACTTCTACCTCCTGTTTTTTGGTTAAGAATATCCCAGTATCCCCTTGGTATACTATCCTTTTCGGTATTAGATTTACTTGCCCAAACACTGTCGAGCTGAGTGTTAGAATAAAGAGGAATAGCGTTAATTTTTTTCCCATCTTGATTATTTTTATTTATTATATTGTTAATTACCGTTGTCTGCTTATTATCATAAGCCGTTTGTAAATCCACATTCTTTTGAACGAGTTTTTCCACCGAATCCCTGAGTTCCTCAATACGAGTAGATTTCTCAACTGGCTCGGTCTTTTGAATTACGTGATAATTTTGTTTGAACTGATAAACAAGTATTATTGTTAATAAAACAATAATTATTATGTACCAACTTTTCTTTAAAAATTCAATCATTGTTGTTCGGGTTCGTTGTTTATATTTTTTTTAGTACCACCTTTTCTGAATATATTCTCAATTGCTGTGAGTCCGATTCCTCCTCCACCAACTAATGCGAGTCCATCAAACATAAATTCAGGAATTATTTTTCCTAAAAAAGTGGCGACGTAACAAAATATAATTACGTTTATTAAAATAATAAAGCTAATAACTCTTTTGGATGAGACTCCCGAGTCAGAAGAAAACATTCTACTGAAGAAGTTCCTCACAGGACCTTTTTTCATTTTATTATTTTTTTATAGTTTATCGGCCTTGGCCTTTATATGGTTTCTTATAATTTTTTGACCTTTTATTTGCTGTGAATTTCTTTGTTGATTTTCCTGATTTTTTTGAGCCGAAAGTTACTTTACTAGCCCCTGCTGTTTTTGTTGCCATAATGTTTTATTTACTTATAAATATTGTGGTATTTATAAATGAGAATCGCTTATTACAAGCATAAATTCTAAATCCAATTAAATGGGTAATGACAACTTGGAAACAGACACTTCACAAGAACCTGGCGACAGTAGCTTTAGTTATTGCAACCTTCTTCAATCCTCTCGGATTCGACGTGCTGTTCAAAATGGTAATGGACTCGACAGGTTCATACTGGGGAACTACTATAATATTTTATTGCGTCTCAGCATTCTTTTTTGGATTGTATTTTTTATTGAAAAGATTAAATAAATGAAAAACATTAATTCTCTTATTAAGAAAATATTGGTCGAAGCCGACAATATTAAACAATCTATGGTATTAACTGAAAATGTTGAAATAACTGAAAATTTACAATACCACTTAGATAATAAAATTCCATTATTTAATAATATTTTCAGAAGTCACTCAGATGCTTTCTTTGATTTAATTAATGAAGTTAGATATCTTTATGAAAATGAAATGATTGAACTTAGTGGTAGAGACCTTGAATTAATTGAAAGTGATTTGGGTAAAAAAGTTCAGTTAACTAATGGTAAAGAAGTTTATTTGGATATTCCTGTAATTGAGGAAGAATTAACTGAGGCCGAATATAAGGGTAGAAAAGTTCAAGTTGGGAGGCCAATGAGAAACACAGGTGGTGGAAAAAAATATGTTGTTTATGTTAAAAACCCATCCACAGGGAAAATAAAAAAGATTTCATTTGGTGATGTAAGCGGAGGATTAACTGCAAAAGTATCAAATGCAAAGGCAAGAAAGGCATTTGCCTCACGTCACCAATGTGAAAAAAAGAAAGACAGAATGACTGCTGGTTATTGGGCTTGCAGAATTAACAGATACGGACACCTTTGGGGTGGTAAAACATATCCTGGTTTTTGGTAATATGAATCTTCCATTTAAGCAAAATGATTTAACAGAAAATGTAAAAATTAGAACATTTAGTTCTGATACTGATTCTGGTGAATATACTTGGCACAGAGACAGAGAAGATAGATTGGTTGAACTTATTGAAGGTAAGAACTGGTACGTCCAACTTGATAATGAACTACCAAAAAAATTAGTTAAAGAAAATAAAGTATTTATTCCAAAAGGTGTTTATCATAGAGTAATAAAAGGAGACGGAGACCTTAAAGTAAAAATTGAATTTGTAAATGTATAACGAATCACAACTAAAAGTTGCTAGTTTAATTCTTAAAGACAAGGTCTTTAAATACAAAAAGACCATTGGGACTTTTGAAGGGTTTACATTTTATTTCACTGCAAAAGTTACAGGTCAAAGAATCATGTACTCTATGGGAGAGCCGCATCCTGTTATTCAAGTTGATGTTAAAATAGTTAAAATTGAGGGATTAGGGGCTGGTGTATTTAAAGCCGCCAACCACCTTAGAAAAACATTTAATAGAGTAGAAATGTTAAGTACATACAGTTTTAACAATGGTATTGACTATATTATGGGGTATATTGGAAGTGAACTAAGTCAAAAATTTAAAGTTTTAGACAGTAATGTTTCAGTTCAGGTTGAAAATATGACAATACCTGACGATGTTGAGATTCTTGATGGTTTTGACTTATATAAGAAAAAAATTACAGAGTCGAGAATTCCAAGAACTATGGTTAGAGGAATAGTTCAGAAAATTGTTAACATTCTTAAAAAGAAAGAAGAGGGCGAATATTATTTACCATTTATGTCAGGGGGAGAAGAAAACAAAGTAATTGTTGATGTTAGATTTAATAATGAAATTGAATCGGCAAGAGACTTTGATTTACAACCATATTATAACCAAGATACTGGTGATGTTGAAATTTTAATACAGATTGACCCCGAAAGACTTGAGAAAAATTTATTCGCAATAATTGCGGAGTTAAATGATGATATGACTCACGAAATGCAACACTCAAGACAATCTGAAGAAGGTAGATTAGGTGATGACGAATTTGATGGAAGTAATTTTGAATATTTTATGCAACCTGATGAAATAGAGGCTCAGTATTTTGGTTTAAAACAAAAAGCTAAATCCATGGGTTTACCAATGGAGGATGTAGTTGACGATTGGTTTATGTTTAGACAAGATAAGTTTGAACTTACCGACGATGAAGTTGCAAAAATTAAGAATGCTGTTCTTCGCTTTGACCCTTCTCGGATTTAGCAAAAAACTTCTTTAAAAAATTTCTTATTGTAGTTGCGCTTAAAGCTGTAACACCGGCCATCGCAATTCTTTCAGATATTTCTTGAATACTTTCAGGTGTAATTTCACCATTTGTTGCATAGGTATTTAAAATGCCGATTATTGGAATTAAAAATGTAAAACTTGCAATTGCAAATAAATTTCCGACAGTTAATCCAATAGACTCCAAAAATCTAATAAGAGCACTTCTTAATTCATCCCCCTTTTGAAGAGCTGATTCAAAAACAGGTATTAAACCTTTTTCCTTAATCTTTGAAATTATTTCGGCAACCAATTTTTCATTATTATAGAAAAGAGTTGCACAAACCCCAACAACTATTAGATTTATATTTGCGTCAGTTATTTCAACATTTTGGTCTTTAATATACTGAGTAAGTGGTCCCATAAACCCCCCAATAGTTGCACTCCAAGTAAGAAGAAATTTTAAATCAAATTTCATCATCTTTTGAGTATCTCTCAAATTTTCTTTACCGATTTGAGAAATATTTGACAAAACTTTTGACAAATCACCCATCAGTGATTCTGTAATTAGTTTCCTTTGAATGTCTTCAGAAATTGTAATTTCCATAATATTTATAAATATATGAAAGATAAGATTAATCCAAGATTGAAAGAGGGTGATAGAATAGTCCTAATTATGATGCCAGGTGAAGATTCAGTTTCTTATGGTGATAGAGGAACCGTTAGTAAAGTTAATCACGCACATTCCTTTATACAATATTTTGTAGATTGGGATAATGGTAGTAGATTAGCACTCATTGAAGATTTAGGCGATAGGTCAAGCACTGGTGATAGGTGGATGGGTGAAGATGTTTTTGACATTTTAATGAAATTAAAAAAAAGAAAGAACTTGGGAGAATCAGAACAAAAAAATAAAATGGAACACCTTATGTCAAATGTAGAAGTTTTCAGAACATTTGATAGACAATTTTTATTTGCATTTTTAGAAAAACTAAGAGAAACAGGTATTACAAATATGTTTGGTGCGGCGCCATATCTTTATATGGGTTCAGACAGAATTTATAGCGAGAATAAGTATAACGAAAATAAAGATGATGATGCCTTTGATGAACTTGTTGAAATGGCAGATGAAGCTAAAGACAAAATGATTCAGGGAGCAGTTAAAGTGCTTGAAAAAGAAGGAAAGGAAATTACTGTTGAAAGTGTTTCCAGAGTCATTAAAAGATACTCATCTAAAGTATTAGATATGTGGATGACCACTTATCACTAAGAATATTATTAATATGAAAAAAGTTATAAGACTAACAGAATCAGATTTAGTTAGAATAGTTAAAAGAGTAATATCGGAACAACCAATATCAGGTCCTTTGGGGGCGGCTAGCAGAATAAATTTATCTAAAATCCCTAGAGCATCAAAATATAATGAATTTTCAGGTAAAACACCTAGAACCGAATTGGATGGCTCTATGTCTGAATGTGAAAATCCTACCCCCTATGAAATGCAAGTAAAAGGCTATTTCACGTATTGTAATAAGAACAAATCAAAATATTCGGGAGGGTTAACTCCGACTCAAAGATACTTGATACAAGACCTTTATAAAAGTATGGAAGGTTTATTTTCAACAGGTACTTTGAGTTTACTAGAAAAAATATCAACTCTTGATGATTTTTGTAAGGTTGCAGTAAATTATAATTACGAAAATAGTGAAAGACCTGGCAAAAATGATTTGTATAGTTGGTTAGACGATGAAACATCAATTCAGTGGATAGACGTTGCCTCAGCTCTCGAAAAGTTCAAAGATGAAGCTGGAGTTTCCACCTGTTTGGATGGAATTGATGTGGGAATGATTTAAATTATCTGTTCTCTATATTCTTCAAGTGTTATACCTTCTTCGTCTTTACTACTTATAGTTAATTGTAAGTCCCAACCTGAAATGTATTTTGTAATTGTTTCTTTAACATCAGGTACAGAATCCCACTTAATACAAACTTCACTATCTTTATTGTAGTCATTGTCTACAAGATAATTTACAATAGTCCCCGATTTTAATGTCAAAAATCCGTGAGCGCAGTGGTTGGGAACAAAGACTGCCTGACCTGGCTCTAACATAAACTGATAAACGTCTCCAAATGTTTCAGGTCTTAAATCGACCACAAAATCGATAATCGCTCCTCTAATTACTGAGAGTTTTTTAGTTTGTTTGTGTCTACCACTTTGTAGATGTAATCCTCTAAAAGTGAATATATTATCATTAATACTAATGTTAGACTGCATCCAATCACCAAAAAGTTTAACTGGAGCAAAACATCCCCGATTGTCCTCAAATACGGGGGAATCAATTTGAAATGGTTCTAAAGTCATAAACAATTATATGGTAATTTCTGTAAAATGAAAATACCAATATATTTATAGCAAAACATTTTATAATGAATCAATATTTTTTAAACATATCAGAAGAAGATAAAAAATCAATCAGAGAGAAACAAAGAAGTATCTATGATGGGTATCAAACTATGGAATCTAAAGTTTCAAAAGAAACACCACTTTATATAGAAAATTTAGCTTTAGATGAAAAAGGTATTACAGTAAATAACGAAGGTGAAGTTTCTGAATACAAGAATATTGGTATCAATAAAAAAACAAAGAAAAAATGTAACGATTGCGGTGGACTTTATGAAGGTGTAATGTGTGAGTGCGGGACTAAAGGTTACATGGAAGAAAAATATGTGTGTGAAGCTTGCGGTGGTGAGATGAATGAAGGTAAAATGTGTGAATGTGGAGGAGCGGGAATGAAATATTCTATGGAAGAAATTGGAGAGGGGATTTATTTAAAATCTAAGAAAGGTCAAGTATATAACCAAATCAATGAGTCACTTGATTGGTTTAGGAAGTTGAGTAATCGTATATGAAAGTAAAGGAGATAATAGACTACTATTATAGTCCAGTAACGGAGACTATTGAGGTAAGTTTTAGGATGAAGGGCGACCCCGAGACTCAAATGAGAGAAGCTGAGTTTGAATTATCAACAACAAAAGATTATGGGTATTTTATTCTAGAGTCTGATTTTGCAGAATCTAATGAGTTTCTTTATGAATATCAAGAGGAAACTGATGAGTTAATTCTTGGTGAGGATATGGATTCTGAAGAGGTAAAAATTGACAAAATCGAGTTAAAGAATTTTTTAACTGAATATTATTCAGAAAATGAAAATAGTTTACCCGAATTAGTCCCGTTTTAATTATTTATCGTATCGTTTAAATTTCATTTTTTTTAAGTATTTATTGGATAATAATATGCTTAAAAATGAAGTTTGACATTGACCTATATATTAATATTTTAAACAATTTTTCAGGAGAATCCCAAAAAATAGAGATTGGGGAAGATGAAGCAGCTGCAGGTGCGACCGGTGGAGGTACAACTAATACCAATAAAAGAGGTTCTAATTGGAATGAACTATATAAAGTTACAAGAGGAAAGGCCAATATGTTGGGACTAAAGGGAGAAAAATGGCAAACAGGATTAAATAGAAGTGTTGCAAATCAAATTTGGTAAAATGAATAGGGAACAACAAGAATTATTACACAGAGTTAAACTTTTGATGGGTTATGACACCAAAAAAACTTTATCTGAAAATCATAATATAATTATTGAGCAACCGTGGCTGATATCACCACCGATAGTGGGGTTGACAGACTTTGCAAAAGATGAGGAATGGAAACCTCAATTTGACCAATATGAGGGAATTAATGGACCAATAAGGGTACCTAAAGGAACTAAAATATCAAAAGGGGGTCTTACAAGACTTAGATGGACAAAAACCGCCAAAAAAGATGAATTAGGGTATTATCAAACTTTTGCTCAAATGAATGCAACTTTTAATGGTCAAGTACCTTATAAATTTAATAGTTCTGGTGTAGTTTTAAATTTTAAAGATGATACTAAATTATATTATCCTACAGAATCTTGGTTAAGTCAGTTTGCAGATGTTTTAAGTGCATTTGTAATACCCGCCGGCACAATGATACCAAAATGGGATGATGAAAATAATGATTGGTCAGAAATACCGTTACCCGCTGACGTTAGGTTTGACTCAGGAATTTCTTGTGACGAGGAATTTTGGTTCAAAAGAGTTTTAATTGATGATGTTAAAAGTGACCCATCTAGAGGTTGGAGAGCTTGGGGATACTGTGTTTTTGATAGAGCTAAAGGAGGGTGTGTGGAAACCTATGACGAGAAAAAATACATCCAATTTAAAGCCCCAGACCAAATTTTTTGGGATGAGTGGGGCAACGTTATACAATGGGGGGGAACTATTTTATCAATTGTCCTTATGATACCTACTTTGGGGACATCATTAACTTTTGGAGCTACTTTAGGAACAAGATTATTTATAACAACTGCCATAGATTTAGGTGTTAATTTAGTATCAGCACATTATCACTTTAAAGAAGGTGATACAAAGGCCGCTATGGTTGATATTTTTGTTGGTTTACTTTCGGCAGGCGTTGAATTCCCTGGAATATCAAAACTTTTAACAGGGGGGCTTGACGATTTTGCTCAAGAAGCAGCACTTAAACATTTTCTATCAAAAAAACCAAAATCTTACGATGACTTTGTGAAACATATGGAAGGATTAAGTACTGTGGAACAAAAAAATTTAAGAAATGTTTTAGATAGAAAAGAATTACAAGATGCGGTAAAGGAATTTGCTGAAAGTCAAAATTCTCCAATATCAAGAGTCATGAGCGCTATGGATTCTAAAATTGCCAAAGTTACAAGACAAAGTAAGGGAGGACTATTATGGGAGACAATTAAGAAAAATGTTAGATTTAAACTACCAATTGTAATGTCTCCTGTTTTAATTGCATACGGACCTGAGGTAGCATATGTTTTGAGTGATATGTATAAAGCATATTATGGTAAAGAACCAAGTACTGAGGTAGTCCAAAGGATGATTAACAATATAGATGCGAATTATCCTGAACAATCTAGTGAGGAGTTAGCTCAACTAATGATTGATAGCCCTGAGGCATTTGCTCAAGTTGTTGGAGATGAAAAAATTATTGAGGATGTTGCAAATAAAAAATTCTTTAATAAAGAAGTTAAAAATTCGGCCGGACAAACTGTTACAATGAAAGAATATCTCGAAAATGATGTTTTACCAACATTTATTGACCTTAAAAGAAGAATTGCAGAGGCTAAAAAAAATAATCCTCAAATATCAAGTGATGAACTTGCAGATAGCCCAACTGAGGAAGAAATTGAAGAAGTTAATGAGTTTTTAGAGGAGGCGCCATCCGACACACTTGGTTTATTACAATTACAAGGAATTGGCGAACCGGACATTAAATAAAGTTAAAATTGAGAGTATTTATAAGCTATGGATAAACAAATTTTAGAAGAAATTAATAGGATAAAAGAAATAATGGGGTCCAACTTAATAGTTGAACAGGCCTCCTTAGTTAGAAAATTTATTCAAAATCTAATTACCGATTACTGGAAAACTCAAGACAACGCTCTAAAAAATACGATGACCTCCGCTATTGAATCTACTGGAAAAAGTTTTGATGAGGCAACTAATATTTTAGATGATATTAAAAGTGGGACAAAATCAATATCAGATTATCCTGAAATAGATTGGTATAAAATTATCGATAACGTAGTATCTTCTACTAATGATAAAACTTATAAAGACATGCTTTATGATGGAATTTCCTCTAATATTGATGATGAGTTAGGAAAAACTATAAAAAGTATAAATGACACTGTAGAGACTACTAATTTTGACGAATTAAAAAAATTAGACCCAAAATTACATGATGAGTTGGTTGATAAAATGGCCGAGGTAAAAACAAAAATTGCTGACACGTTTAAGGACGACCCTGATATGGCGGCAATTATAAATTCTAAATTAAAACTTGACGATATACCGGAAAAAGTAATCACAACGTCATCGGCTAAAAAGTTTACTAAAGCCGCAAGTAAAAGTATTAAAGATGCGGTGTATGAATGGGCAGATGTTGACCTTCCGTCAATTGGGGTTTGGTACAGTGAGATGACTAGATGGTATGATACATGGTCAAGGGATGTAAAGAATGCTTTATCTGCCATGAGAGACCAAATCGCTAAATTATTTGGTAAAACTTTACCTGACGAGGGTTGGGGTACGAAATCAATAGTTGATAAAATTGAACAACTTTCTAATGAAATAACAGAATTGATGACTAAAAACATTGAGGAAGGTACTCCTGAAGTAAATGAAAGAATGTTGGCAAGACTTACTGAACTAATATATTCATTAAAAGAATCATCAGGCACCGACCCCAAGTCAATTCTAGACCAATTAAAGAAGCGAGATTTAATTTCTAAAGAAGTTTATGATGAATTAATGAAGGATAATTCAAAATTCATGGAGTGGTGGAAAACAGTTAAAAAAGCTTACGAGAGTAAGTCAGGAAAAGTTTCAACTTCAATAGGTACAGGGTTTGCAGATGAAGCAAGTGCTTTGTGGGAAATGAATCCGCTTTTGTTTATTTTTAGAGGAATATCAAGAGGAGTTAATACAAAAAGTATTGTAGAGGGCTTAAAGGGAGCTTGGGAAACCGCAACTTTAACCGGTAAAAGATGGATTTGGTATTTGATTTGGAACGACCCTAGATTCCCTAAAGAAGTTTTAGCACTTAGAAATGCAAGAGGAACTACAGCACTTACCATGGCAGGAGGAATATTAGTCTCACACATGGTATTTACAGAATTTATTTTACCAACAATTTATGCATTGGTTTATCAAACATATTTGGCAGCAGATGATTTACTGAGTCCTGAAAATGAAGTTATATATGGTCCTGATGAAGTTCCAAATTTTGATTGGAAAAAAGAATTATTACAAACGTATAAAGAGCACGGAGGGGCTTTCGCGGCCGACACCGAATCAACAATGGAAAGTTTTATAACTCAAAGATTATTATTTTTTACAAATATAGATAACTTAATTTCTCAATGGGTCCATTTGTTAAAACAAGATGAGGTTACTGAAAAGGACGTACAAGAATACAAAAATGAAGCTGAAAAAACTTTACAAAATATCGAAAATGAAAAAAATAAATTAGAACAAAAATTAGATAGTACTCTTAAAGTGATAGAAGAACAAGCAAAAGCTCTTAAGGAAGAAGGTAAACCCGTTCAAGATTCAATAGTGAGTAATGCTAATAAACTTTGGGATGAAGCGAAAGAATCCGTAACAAACATTATTGGTGAAACTGATTTAACATTAGAAGAAGCCAAAAGAATTGGAATATGTGAATTTGCATATAACGCCAAAGACGTATTTGGCGCTTGGAAATATGTTGATGATAATCAAGTAAAATTCATCAGTGATAAAGATAGTAAATTTTACCTACTGGGAAAAAATACCGATGGAAGTTGGGGATGGAATGTTTCCGACCCAGGACAAACACCTGTTTATAGTACACCATTAAAATGTCAATAATATAAAAAAATATGAACCTAAAATCTAAAATAAGAAAAAAATTAGTCGAGTCCCAAACAAATCAGATTGAGACTAAAAAATTAATTACTGAAAGTTTAAAAAGCGCGGCAGTTGATTATAAGTTCTCTAACTACAATGACTTTATTAAGAACATTTTTAAAATTTCCAAAAAAACATCAATTAACGAATCCTCAAGTGATATGTTTGATACATATTTTACCAAACTATTCAAAGGGCAAGAGGGTAAAGTTAAAACTGAATTAACAAATTTTGTATCAACAAACCTTAGTTTACCATCAGGTGTTAAATCTTATTTTGAAGATAAAATGAATTCTGTTTCAGATGCTGACGTTGCTTCTTTATTTACGGATTCGAACAAAATTTCAGATATTTTGGTAGACGCAATAGTTGATGAGTCTAAAGATTCAGGTTCCGAGCCTTCAGACATTATGGGAGCTGTACAAAATGTTATTACTTCAAATATGGACTCTCAAGAAACAAGATACAAACTTAAAAAGGAAATTAAAAAATTAATTGAAAAATTAATGGATGAAAGAAAGTCAAAAATTGAATCCATGGTTAAAGAAATAATGTCTCAAGTTGCAAAAAAAACAAAAGACACTAATAAGAATTTTTAAAATTTTCCCAAGCCTGAAGGAGCTCACTACTAATGACATCTTGAAATAGTGTGGGCTCCTTTGGGTAAACGGACTTTAGTCCGGCCTCCTCAGGTGTTCTATCACCTTTTTTACTGTTACATTTTGAACAACACGTAACCATATTAGACCAAGTATTTAATCCTCCTTTTGATTTTGGAATAACGTGGTCAATAGTTAGTTGTCTTTGGTTTCCACAATATACACATCGAAACTTATCTCTTTTCATAATCCTGTTCTTGGAAACACTTATCTTTTTTGGTCTATAAGAGATATAATCAAGTAGTCTAATAATAACTGGTCTCAAAAACTCACCTAGTGATGTAATGAGAGGTTCTCCTGTTGATTGCACAACTTCGGCCTTACCCTTAAAAACAAGGTTAAATCCCCTTTTAAAACTGGTTACGTTAATTGGGGAATAATCTGAATTTAAAACTAAAACTCCTACGTTCATTAAATACAAATGTAAAAAACAGTTTTATAAAATTCAAATTTTTTTAACCCAAACCTATATTTATAAATAAAAAAAACATGAAAAAAATAGTTAGACTTACAGAATCGGATTTGAATAGAATTGTTAAAAGAACAATTATAGAAATGGATATGAATATGGATTCAGAAACAATAAATGGTTTAAGTCCACAAATGGACATGGAAGTTGGAGAAACTGATAGTGTGGATGCATCATCAGTAATTGAAGATTTCATGCAATCAATTGCTGACATGAGACCTGAAAAACAGCTAGACGCTATAGAGGATATGATGTTCCAATTAAAAATGTATAAAACAAATTTAGGTTTTGCCGGCAAGGGAAACCCAAATGCTAGGTAATTAAAAATCCCACATAAAATAACCCCATTCCAAAAGAGTGGGGTTTTTTATTTAATATATAGTTTTTTTGTTCTATATTTGTATTCATGACAGAAGATATTAAAGATAAAATAAATAAAGCACATTACTACAAACTAATGAGTAATGTTCCTGAAGGTTTTGTCTTTGTTCATCAGTCAGTTATTGAGGAGTTAAAAGATTTTGACAATTGGAAAGATTTCAAGTATAATTCTACCTACATCCAAGATAAAACAATTGAAATAGTTTTATCAAAAGATTTTGAAGATGGAAAAATCTGAAGTATATTTGTAAAAGAATTAAACAAGCGTTCTTAGCTCATTAGGTTAGAGCAAATGACTCATAATCATTCGGTGGTAGGTTCGAATCCTACAGGACGCACTAGAACAGGCGTTCTTTGACATAAATAAAGGAGATAATAAAATGGAAACTATGTATTTCTTTTTAGGCGTTCTCACGGTAGTTGCGGCAATTGTTGCTGGAGTGATTACTTGGGGTTTGCTTAAGATTAAAAACCAACAAAGAAGTATTAATATACTTCAACAAAGATTAGATGAAATGCCGAGGCAGTTCTATGATGAGACAAGAAACATCACTCAAACCTTTGATAGAAGATTTGATGATGTGTGGGGTAATTTCAGTAATGTGGAAAGAGCTTTTCACGAATGCGATAAAAGTATTTTGGAAATT